ATATAGGGAAAAGGTTAATAAACAGTCGTATTTAGGTATAAACATGGCCGAGCGTAAGTGGTATCAGTTTTGGGCCTCGACAAACGAGGAAACCCCACAACTAAATAAGAGAGTAGGTATGAAAAAAGAAGGATTTAAGGCAGTAGCAGGCATTCCAGACCTTGTTAGAGACACGGAGAGGCTCAACAAGGACAGCAACTACGACAACGAGTTTGACATGTACGACCTCATGCTAAAACTCGACCCCGAACTAAACGGCGCAGTTCGCGCTGTCAGCCTCACGGCCAACAATTACGAGATAAACTACGCCAAGGGTAAGAACGCGAGCATACGCGCTGCAATAAAGGAATTGGTTGAGGACACACTAGACTTCGATGACATTCTAATTACCGCTCTCAGAAACCTCATGGTCTACGGAAACGACATAAACAAGATAGTAGGCAAGGAAGGAGAGGGGATTACCAACCTACAAAGCCTACCAGTCAAGCAAATCACCATCGTTGACGAAAGAGGGGGGCTTAACAGTACCTTCGATGCTTCCGAGGACAACCCAATCACTAGAGCAGACAAGTATCTACTACGCGAGATGAAACTCAATACGCGCGAGATACCCGCAAACGAAATCCTACACATCCGCGTAGACTACCGTTCTAACTGGTTTGTTGACAACAGGGGTAGAAAGACCTACGGCGTCTGGGGCGCATCCAGATTCTCCGCACTTAAGCAAGCCATACGCATGAAGTACAACAGCCTAAACAACCGCTTGTCCCTTGAGGATAGCATGACGAAGCAGTACATTACCATAGACCAGTCAGCCATCGAGCATATACAAGACCCAGCAGAACAGGCTGAGAGGCTAGGGCATATCATGGACGAGGTTATCAAACTGTTTGAGGGACTGCGAGGCGACCAAATACCTGTGCTGCCACACTACGTTGACTTGCACCACGTAAATCTAGAGAACAGCCTACCTAACAGTGGCGACTTCTTGGATGCTATAAACGCGGATATTTCCGCAGTACTACAGGTGCCGCGTGTGGCCGCAGGGCAAGAGAGGGGAAGTACCTTCGCCGCGACTTTCAACGCAAACCTGTGGGCAGTTCAAGCAATCAGTAGAATGCACACCATTCTAGCCGCGCATTGTATGGATTTATTCTCGATGCACCTAACTCTTCTAGGAATAGAACACAAGAAAGGAGACCTACCGACAATCCGCTTCGATGCTATGGATAGCGAAACCCCACTAAATGTCATGCAAAGAGTCACGATGGGATACGATGCCGGTCTACTAACCCTTAACCAAGCCCTTGATATTCTAAACCTACCAGAAGAGGCTGACGGCAACGAAAGAAAGGATTTATCACCAGTCAATATAGCGCCTACCGAGACAGATGACGAACTACCGCGCGAAAACTCTCAACCCGGCGCAGAAGAAAATATTGAATAATCACTTCTTTTATGACAATAGTATGAGCGGAGATGAGGAACAGAACATCATTCAGGAATTGAATGCTCGATTCCAAGAATTACGAACCCTAATGATAACCATAGGCTCAGTTATAGCAATGCTACTAGCGGGCCTCAACGAAGTGGGTTTTATCAATTTTGCAGTAGACGCCGTTGTTGATTGGGTCGAGGACGACCCCGACAGAAACCCCTACCTACCAGAATGCGAAGAAAATTGGGCTATAATAGCAGACCACTATATCGTAGATGGTGATTTGTATGTCACAGTAGATATACTAGACCAGATGTGGTGCAACAACGTGCATACTGTGTATTACAATCTAACCTTTGAAGGAGAGGAGTATAGCGACATGAGTGCGCCATTCAGAAACACCGATACTGGTTTATTTACATTTGAGAGTATTTCCGAGGGTACGCATAGAATAAATATCCTTGTAGAGAATGGTAGTATTCTACTTTATGCCCTAGAGATAATTGACTTTGAGTACGACCAAAGCGAAGAGGAGAATGCAATTTATGGTTGCACCGACCCTGCTGCTATTAACTACAACGAAACCGCTACGCACGAAGACGGCTCTTGTGAGTACGAGGAAGAGGAGGAGGAGATAACTGAGGATTGCTACGCATACATCTATGATGCAATTTCCTACTGGGCCGAGAATAACACTTCAGTTTACAACGAGTTTGACGTTGATTTCTCCTGTCAAGCAAACATTACCTTTACTCTAAAGGTTGAATTGCTAGATAGTCGCAATAACTCAATTCTAGACATGGAGGATAATTTTACTACATATCATATGGAGTGGGATTCTAAATACTTAGATTTCTATAGTATAGAAGACAAATATGATGAGGCATACGCCGTAAACTTTAATCTGTTTTATGATGGGGAGTTAGCGGATATACTATGGAAGGAAATACAATAGTCCCGTTATTGATTATTGTTATAGGCGGTATGAATTGGGGTTTCTCAATATGGTTTGCTAACTGGTCTTATCGTAAAAGAAAGAAGCATTGATAAATCAGACAACACCTCACGCTACCATGTCATGCGGATGCGGTTGTGGTGGCGAGGCAGTAGCCTACGAAGATTGGAATGAGGAAAATGTGTCTGCGGCAGAATACCAAGGGCGCAAGGTTACACTTAACAAGCCCTTTAGAACTAAGGGCGCTTCTAAAAAGTTTGGTGTATATACTAAGAATGAGAAGGGTAATGTTGTTCTAGTGAGGTTTGGCGACCCTAACATGGAAATCAAGAGAGATGACCCTGCTAGGAGAAAGTCATTCCGCTCTCGACACAACTGCGATTCTCCCGGCCCCAAGTACAAGGCACGATACTGGTCTTGCAGACAATGGCGAGGCGGTACAAAGGTCGAGGCAAACGTTCCATGCGGTTGCGGTTGTGCAGATGCTTGTGACTGTGAAGGTGAGTGTGTGTGCGCTTCTGACGCAGAAGCAAAGAGGAAAGATGACCCATGCACAGAAGGATACGAGCAATACGGTATGAAGGAAAAGAACGGTAGGCAAGTTCCAAACTGCGTACCTATCAAGAAAAAGGCAAAGTTAGAGCCTTGCTCAGATTGCGAAACCCCGCAAGCCTGTGCAAAACATGGCTCTTGTATGGATACTGTAGAGGCGGCAGAACCTACACCAAAGGATGGTGAGACACATTCAGAATACATGACACGTTGCCAAGAGGCAGGCTACTCAAAGGCAGAATGTATGAAAGCACACGAAGGACATGAGTTTGAGGTAGAAGGTTACAAAGAGGAAGAGGAGGAAGCAGGCATGTACAAAAAGAAATATGCTTCTGAGTGTGGTATAGACGAAGAGTTTGTAGACGGCGAGTGCAGAAAGATTGCCGTGACGCTTGACCTTTCCATAGATGCTACTAATGCCTTTGTGGAGGCTTCTACAGGAAATACTATAATTGAAATTACGGGAATTGCTTTCCATGAGGGGTTCAACAAGAACGCTTGGGCAATTACCTCCGAGGGCGCGAGAAATGTTGCGCGACAAATGGAAGGTGCAGACCTTACATTGGACCATCCCGACCCGTTAAAGGGCGAGAGTGGTTTTGGCCGCAATATGGATGGTGGTGTAGCAAAGGCCAATGTTGGCATAATTCTTTCTGCTACTTTCCTTCCCACTATAGGTGGTGGATATGAAGTAAGATACATCGCTCATGTGACAAGGCCCGAACTGTTTGAGAGTTTAGAGTCCGGCCTGTTCTTAAAGGATGATTACGGTGTTAGCATCGGCGGGTCGGGCATACCAGTATCCGCAGACGAAGATGGAATAACATTCGGAGAGGACTTCACATTCGACCATTTGGCTATTGTGTATCGCCCAGCCTATAATCGCGCTAATATAGAAACAGTCAAGAGAATCGAAAAAGAGGAGGTTCTTGAGGCAACCTTTATATCACACTCAAAGCCTCACGAAAATTGTAAGGATTTGGTGAATAACATGTCAGAAGAAATTGTAACCCCAGAAATCGACTACGAGGCTCAGATTGAGTCCCTCAAGGCTGACCTAGTTCTTGCTTCTTCCCGCGTTGCGGAGTTTGAGGCTATGGACGAGGCCCGCGCTGAGGACGCTCGCACTTCTCTAGTAGAGAAGGCAACTGAGATAGGAATGTCCGGCCACGAAGATTTGCAAACAGAGACTCTTGAGAATCTGATTGCTTCGTGGGAGGCTTCCCACCCAGAGCCAACCGCAGTTGAGATGAAGCCCATAGATGAAAGCCCAGTAGAGATGGAGGCACCAGTTGTCGCATCCGAGGAAGAGAAGCCAGTTGTGGCAAACTACCTAAACGGTAGGCTAGTAGAGTCCGATGAGGAAATCTACGGACGCGCATACAATGCTTGGGCAAGCGCATGGAACGGAACACTCGCAGGGGATGAAGGCAAGATGAGAGCCAAGACCTACGAAGAAATAAAGGAGATGATATAAAATGGATGCAAGTGGAGTAAAACCAATAAACATGGTGCTAAAGACAGGAACGACTATCAAGGGACCCGGTAAGATTATCGGAGTCTATGATACAAGTGGTGTTGACCTAGCAATAAACAACGAGATAGCAATAGGAGTGTCCGCAGGGGATTCCTCAAGGGATGCAGACGGCGCTCTTGAAACTGCTGCCGGAGCAACCGTAGCAGTTTACCCTCTTGGCGGTGTCCTGATGGTCCAGTCAAAGGCCGGCGACTCTTACAACCCCGGTACTCTTGTTTACGTGGATGCATCCGGACTAGCAACCACCACAAGCACCAGCAGAAAACTTCTTGGAGTTTATGTTGGACCAGCAGGTGTGACAGGAGCAGCCCTAGTAGCAAACGGAGTAGGTGATTCGGGAGCAAGCGAGGGAACAATGATAGCAGTAATGACGGCGGGGGCCGCAACTGCATAGGATGGTGATTAAGTATGGCAAAAGATACATTGGAACAAATACTAAACGTGGAAGCAGCAGCAGGACCCTTTTCAACGGGCGATGCAGTCTTGGAGCAGACTCTAAGAGACTTCATTCAACTGCAATCAACTACAATCGCAGTAGGAACGAACGTCGTCGGAGTGCGCTCCGTACCTTGGATGGACTTCAAGTGGTACACAGGTGTCACCGGGTCCTTCGACTTCCCACTAGACGACAACGCAGTTACCGAGCCAAGCAAGATTGGAACGGCCAACTACACGACCAAGTTGGAGAAGGGACAGGGGCGATGCACCTTCCTAGACTCAGTAAGGCTACGAGGCGAGTCCTTTGAGAACATCGACAGGCAGCAACTCGGAATTGTCCGCGCCCGCGCAGACAAGATTGACGCTACTATCCTAGCCGCTCTAGCAGCAGGTGCAGGACAGACCGCAGCCGCAAGCGCAGCCTTCGGGTCTGCTGGCGCAGACGAGGAGGGCGACCTTCTTTCCGCTATGGACCTAATCTTCGCTAACGCAAGGGTTTCCGGTGACGAGCCTATGGCTCTAATCCTACCAGCAAGCAAGAGGAGCGCTATGCTAAACACACAACTCTTCGGAAACGTGGTTGAGTCCCTACAGGACCACATGGGCCGCATCGCTAACATGACTGTTTACTACTCAAGGGACAGTTCAGTAGCAAGCGACGCTCTACTACTTATCCCCGGTGCTGAAACAGCCGAGTTCTTCCAGTACAGCGGAGATGGCTACACCGAGACCGAGTTGACGAGACTACCCGGTGTTGGGTTCGATTGGCTACTAACTTCCTTCATGGGAACTGTAGTCCACGAACACCAAGACGGAGCAGCAGCCGGTAAGAACAACAGAATCTTCAAGATAACTGGTGTCGCTTGAGGTTGGTGATTTAGGTGCCAAGAAACGTTAAACTCAAAGCAGTAATGGACGGACGAATGGTCCGCGCTATGGACGACGGCGAGGACTTCGGATTTATCCCTGTAATGCTTAGGGTTAATACTGCCGCAGGTGCAGATAATACTGTTGCTCTTACAATGGAGAGAAAATTTACAGTTACAGACGTACAAGCACAGAACATTGGTGGAGCAGGTGCTTCAAGTGATACTCTTCAAGTAAAGAATGGCGCAAGTGCAATTTCTAACGCTCTTGATATGTCCGGTGCAGACAACGTAATTGTCCGAGCCGGTACTATTGATGACGCTCAGATGGAAATTGCCGCAGGCGGTACTCTTAATGTCGTTGCTCTTGATGATTCCGGAGATAACCAACCGGCAAAGATTGTTTACATCACAGGCTACTACCATCTTTAAGGTGATTTAGATGGAAACATTTGAAGATGAAGCCGGATTGTGGGAAGTTAAGCAAGTTGGCAAGAGAAAGGTTATGACTCTCGTTGAGCCAGCCAAGAAGAAGGCAGCACCAAAGAAGAAGAAGGCTGCCAAGAAATCTAAGAGCGAGTAAGCATGGCTAAGAAGTTAACAAAGGCACAGTTAGTGTCTAAACTTAAGAAAGCAGACATCCCTGTCCCAAAAACCGCCAAGGTTGAGGACATGGAACACAGGCTTGCTCATTGGCATGGAGGCGGAGGCTTTATGGTAAGACTTCTAAAGAATCCCGCACATCATAAGTGGGATGGTCATCCTGTAAAATTACTTAAGGATAAAAGTATTCTATACTGGATACCAAAAAGTGACATGGCTAAGGAGATATTAGAAAGCAAGATTGTGATGAATCTGGGCAATGTGTCGGAACCTTCAAATGACGCTCAAGTTATTGACGTACCATCAGACTACCGGATGGTGAAGCAACATGGCAGTAACGACGGCGCAGATTCGTGATTTACTCAATAGACCTAGAGGATTGAATGACGGAACTATCAACGAGTATATTACCATTCGTACCGCAGAAATCAATAAGAAGGTTAGGGCGGCAACCTATGTGGGTGGTACCGCAGACAATGTTCCATCAACAACTCTAAAAGAATCTGCCATCAAGATGATGGTATGCGCGGATTGTCTTAGGGTTCTAGTAGATACTATTCCAGCATGGGTACCAGAAAAAGAGCAAGGAACACAGGACGTTAGATTCAACCAGCAACTTAAGTCGTTTGAAGCACAGGCTCTTGAGGCGATTAGAGCAATAGAGGAGAAGGGTGGAACTGCGTTTAAGGTTAAGGCAACCACAAGTAGAGTGGGTGGCACAACAAGTAGCCAATTGAGCGGTAGCATACACCCTACTAACAAGTAGGTGATGTTATGGCAACAAGGACATGGATTGGTGATACTTCTACCGCCTTTGAAACTGCGGCAAATTGGAGTGACGATACGCTTCCCGTAAACGGAGATAGCATTGTCTTTAATAGTAGCGCAGATGCGCTTTGTGTTATTACCAACGCCCAACCTTCTGCTAACGCAGCACACAAATTCGCAGAAGTCACTATAGAAAATAACTTCGACCAGACTTTTGTTTTTAACCATGCTAGTGCAAACCTTAAGACAGATAAATTAACCATAAAAGCAAAGGGTAAAATAACAGATAATTTAGGAGGAAAAATTTCTTTCTTTGGTGGTGGAACATCCGGCGTCTTCGTATTCTTTAATCACGCAGATATGGGTTCTGGACCACTTGGTATGTTTGATACTGCTACATCTAGGTCAAGATTGGCTTTTGATTTTGCTAATGTTTCTGCTGGTACGGTAATAAAATTAGAAAATGGGGTTTATCCAAATATTACTTTTGTGGGTACAGGCAACAATAGTAGTTTTAGCCCTACCGCCGTAACTGCCGCAGGAACAAATACATATCCTACAACAGACATGAAGACCTTTCTTACAGATAGTGATACTTCAGTTATTCCTGCTACAAAGAATCAAGCAGACTTAGGTAAGATTTTTAGAATACATGGTAATATTTATGCGCAATGTGCCGATTTTAATTGGGGTAATACTACTTTGGAAATACAACCACAGGATACTAACGGAAGTAAAGTACCTTACAATGGCAACTATACTTCAAGTGGTAATTTCAGATACGGTACTGCTGCAAAAGTATTCAAAGCCAAGTATAATCACTTGAGAATAGCAGGTCTTAGTGGTAAATATTTCCAAATGGACGCCGGCTCTATTTTATCTTGTAATAAACTTACGGTTTTACCAGACGCTAGATTCTATGGTCCCGATACTAGTGTCAATAAGGGTGCAGAAATACAGACTATAGAGCAGCCTACTATACAGGGCGATTGGAACTTTGCCCAGTTGTCTGACGGTATATACAGAAGCCGTAGCAACCCACCACCAAATCAAGAATATCATAACATACTTACTAACACATTAGGCACTAACGGACAGGTTCTAGCCGTTAGTTCGGGTGGAGGTCTTGAGTGGTCTTCTAGCGCAGGTGGTACTGCAAGAACAGTAACAGTTGATACTAGCGGAAATGGTAGTGCTGACAATACTTTGGAAGCAAGCGAAACCCTAATGCTAAAGAAAGGAACAAACATAACCTTATCAGAAGCCCTTGGTGTTGTCACCATAAACGCTACTGATACTAATACTACATATTCAGTAGGGGATGGTGGCCTTACTCAGAATAACTTCACAAATACCCTCAAGAGCAAACTCGACGGTATTGAAGCATCTGCTGATGTAACAGACGCAACAAATGTTACTGCCGCAGGTGCATTAATGGATTCAGAAGTGACTAATCTTGCGTTTGTAAAGGGACTAACATCTGGTATTTCTAATACTAATGTTCTAGTCGCCAATGCTAATGTAGCAGATAATGATTTTTTAAAGATTGATGGAACATCTGTTGAAGGTAGAACTGCCGCAGAAGTAAGAAGCGATTTAAACGTAGAAGATGGCGCAACCGCCGACCAAAGTAATGCTGAGATTAGAGCCGCCGTTGAAGCGGCCAGCGATTCAAATGTTTTTACAGATGACGACCACAGTAAATTAAATGCGATTGAAGCATCTGCTACCGCAGACCAAACGGCAAGTGAAATTACTGCTTTACTAAATGATGTGGCTTCTTACACTTTAGGAACAAGTAGCGGTACTATCACAATAGGAGATGATTTAACAGTCACAGGAGACTTAATTGTAAGTGGTACTACTACTACTCTTAATACTGCCACAGTTGAAGTAGAAGATAATATCCTTCAATTAAACACAACGCAAGGTAGCCCCGATACTGCTACTGCGGCAACAAGCGGAATTAGTATATATCGCGGTAATGGTGTGACCCCAGCATCCCTAATTTTTGATGATGGAGATGACACTTGGGATTTAACGAATGCCCTAACCGTTGCTGGAACTATTACAGGTAATCTTACAGGCAACGTAACAGGAAACGTAAGCGGTACTGCTGCTACCGTCACAGGGGCTACACAATCAGCAATTACAACTGTTGGTAATGCTTTTACTATTACAGGAAGCAATTCTGCTTCACTAAATATAACTGCCACAGACGGCGGAAGCATGCCTGCACAAACCACATTTATCAACATGACTGGCTATGAGACTAGAGGACAGGGAATCAGGTTCTTCGATGAGGACGCATCAGGAGAGGAGTGGTTTGCGGGACTAAGGTATGCGGGTGGTTTTGATGAATACATGATTGGATATGACGCTAGTAACGGTCAATCGGAATATGTAGCAAACGCACTTCTTCAGGTTCATAAAAACGGAAATGTAACTGCTACCACATTTGTAGGTGCTTTAACAGGAGATGTAACAGGTAACGTAAGCGGTTCTTCCGGCTCGACCACAGGTAATGCGGCCGGTTTATCCTCTACACTCGCAGTAGCAAGTGGTGGAACAGGATTAACAACAATTGCCTCTAACACGATACTAACAGGTAATGGGACTAGCGCACTAACCGCAGAATCTACCTTTACTTATGTGACGGGTGTTTTAGAAATGAACGTAGGTTCAGATGGTTCTAATGATGCGGCTAACATGGTCTTAGATGGTCATGTAACATCGGGTACTAACACAGTATCAGAAATATTAGTGAAAAACAAAGGCGATTCTATCACTAGGATTCTAACGGGCAGAGAAAGTGCTGATGATGCGGGTTTCCTCACATTTTCAACACAACCCGACAACTCTACCGGAATACAAGAGAGAATGAGAATTACATCTGATGGAACGCTAGAGCATATGAAAAATACTGACGCAATAGCATATCATGGCAGGGCGGCCATAGGGCATTCTGGACATAGCGACTATGCCGCTTTCGGCCATCTTGACACATTCAATACCGGAGGCTACGCCTTACTTCAATACGCAGATGGGAGAACATTCCTAAACGCAGAAGCAGGTCAGTCTATCAGATTCAGAATACACAATAACGATAAGATGATTTTGACCAATACAGGTAATGTCGGAATAGGAGACACGAGTCCACAATCCCCACTTCATGTAGAGCAAGTAAGTAATACCACTTTTGCCGCCAGTAATACCCTACAAGAGCATTTACTTCATCTAAAAACCAGTTCCGTCACTACCAATGCTTTCGCGGGAATAGCATTCGATGTCTCTACTGAGACAGATGCCGATAGTATCGGGGCTTCCATATCCGCTTTGAGAGACACTTCTGCTAGTAGCACAGCCGCTAACCACGATACGAACCTAGTATTCTCGACTAACGACGCTGGTGATGATGGTAACACAGAGAGGATGCGAATCACGCATGATGGTAATGTCGGAATAGGCACTACTGCACCCGTCGTACCGCTTCACGTTTCTAAGAGTCTTGCTACTACTGGCGGTAGTGCCGGCACCACATTAGTAGGTTCAGAAGTATTCAGGGTTGATACAGTCATTACTGAGGCTGACGGTTCACTTGATACCGGGCCGGGTTTCGCAATTAGGCTAGAATCAACAAACGACCACAATGGCCCTAATTATACCAAAACCATAATTGGTGACGGTGGTGGAATGAGAGTTAAGAATATTTTTGGAAATTGGGGGTTCTCAGAATGGTGGTTGGCCGGAAACGCTGATGGTAGTAAACCGATTATGTCACTTGTTTCTGGTGGAAGTTCAAGTGCAGGTGAGGCTCAAGATGGAATTCTAACGCTTTACTCTTCAACAACCAATTGGGCCAACAACACATACTCACCAACCAATAACACATCAAAGGTCAGACTAGACGCAGGTGGAGACTCTTACTTCGATGGTGGTAATGTCGGAATAGGCACAACTGCGCCCGAATACAAATTAGACATTAGGGGAGAAACGAGAGTAATCCCCGGCGATGGAAACTACTGCCTAAGAACTGGTTCTAACAATTTAGACATAGGCATTTGGAGAGTAGACCATGATGGTACGGCAAATGATGAAGGTGAAAGCAATGACTCAAATTTTGGTTTTGCTCTCAAATACTTAGGAACGGGAACTGGCGATAACAACGCTTTGGTTTGGCTTGCTGATGCTGAAACGGGAACACAAGTCCAAGCCATGAGATTAACACAAAACGGTCATCTAGGGATAGGTACTACTTCTTCTAGTGCCTCAGATAGCGGTATATTAGCAACACTACACGTTGAAAGTGCAGACGAAAAATTGGCTCTTTTCAAATCCACAGATGCGGGGGCGGGGATACAGATAGATTCTCCCAATGATGGGTATAGCGTAGTCTTCTTTTCCGAAGGTGGGACTGATAAATGGAGTCTTGGTAAGTTAGCAAGCAACTCTGATAAGTTTTCCATCTATGATGAGGTGAATAACACACCGAGGCTAGTCATTGACACATCGGGTAATGTCGGAATAGGCAATACAAGTCCTTCAAGCGCATTAGATGTCACAGGCTCGGTTGAGATTTCCAGCAACCTGTTCTTCAATGGTGCAGGTAATCACTACATCAAGCATAGTAGTGGTACTGCATCATCTGATTCTTTCACATTCAGATTC